AAGTAAAACAATTTTAACTAAAATGCGGCAATTTCACACTGCTTTCATCCGGCAGCCCGCCCTCGATGCTGCCTGCTGCCTTGCCTGATCGGTCGCGTTGGCTCACAAGCTGCTCTTGGTCGACGCGGATCTTATCAGCCTCGTCCATCGGCTGGTAGTGGTGGTGCTCGAGCATGATGTCCTGATACACATCCATCGGCATCTTGCAAAGCAGCATCTCGTTGCACATGATGTGCCCAGACTGATCGCCCTCCTTGACCTTGTACATGTCGTAGCCGGGCATCTCATCAGCGCGAACTGGCGCGTAGCCTAGCGAGAACCGGCGATGAATCGGGTCGTACTGGCTGTTTGTCGCGAGCCAACAGAGGTGAAAGCCGGGGATTTCTGGGACATTTGGCAGCACAGTCTGCTGGAACTCATTACGCGCACGACGGCGCTCACGCACGATCGGAAAGTTTTCCTCAGGCGCTGCCCGTGGCGCGTCCTGCTCGGTGCGGTTGTTACGGCTCTCGCCGGCACTGCGTTTTAAGCGGCTATCCATGATTAGTTCCTTCCTTTGTTTTCGCGGTCATACTTTGCGTAAGATTTGATCATCTTTGCGCGTTGATCGGGGTTTTCCCACGCGCCCATGTCCTTGATTGCCTGCACACGATCAGCAGAAAGCCTGAACTCGTTACCTCGCCCTGACGGGGCAGACTCGCGCCCTGAGCCCGTCATGCGTGGGCGCTGGGTCGCAGCACGTTGCGGTGCTGCACTACCTGTGCGGTGCGGCAGGTACTTTGACACGCGGTCATCGAGCTCTTCCCAGTAATCGGGGCTAGATGGGTCGTAGCCCTCTTCGGTGAGCTTTTTGTCTATGCGCTGAGCAATCTCCGAGTCCATGTCCTTGGCCTGTGGGTCGTACCACGCGTTGCGCTCCATCCAATCTGCGGCGTTGCGTTGCACAGCGGGGTCAGGCACGTTCATCGTGGGCTTAGGCGGCTGCGACATCTGCCGAGTTGCTTGATCTTTGATGTTTTTCAAGGATTCGTGCTTGCGCTGCGACTCGTACAGCAGCTCCTGAGCCTTTACGACCGAATCACCGTCCTGATTTGCGACCGCTTCACGCATTTTCATCTTTGCGTACTCGATCTGCACCTCGGTGTCGTCAATTGCCTTGTCAACACGGGCTAATTCAGCCCCAGAGGTGCGCTTTTCAAGGTGCGCCAAGCGCTCCGAGAGCTGCTGGTTCTGTGTGCGCAGGTTATTGATCAGGTGACTGGACTCTTTTGTCTTTTCACGGTGAATAGACTTCTTGAGTCGGCGCTCTTCACGTCGAGCAGCGCGAATTGCCTCACGATCGGGGTCTTTATCGAGCCCGTCATTTGCATCAACGTCGCCACCCTCTGCAAGTTCGACCTTTTCTTCGGCTTCGGGCGCTTCGCCCTCGGGTAACTGGGCGATCGCGGAGCCGTCTTGCTCCTCGTCGACCTGCATTTCCATTTTTTCTGTTGGGTTCATACGAATTGCCTCATAGTCAAGACTTGGTCAGGGTCAACCTTCGCCCACAACTCAAAATCGTTAAGTATTTGTAGTGAAACGTGCTCATCCGCGTCATTTGGGTTGGGCACCGTGAATCGATCACCTGACCAGCGCGGCACGCGCACATAGTCGCCGACTTGGCACCAGATGCCCTCGCCCCATTCGGATAAAGTGTCACGATTCTTGAACGCGATCGGGCCGAGTGCCAAGACCTTGCCGATCATTGACTGCGCACGCTCAGTTTCACGAGTTTCGTCAACCAAGATGATGCCACCGCGGCTTGCTTTTTTAACGCTCTTGAGCTGCAACAGCACTCGAGCGCCAAGCGGTGTGATGCCGTGCACGCACTGCGGGAACGCCTCGTCGAGGGTCTCAAAGTCCTTCATACCTACTCCTTAAAGCGCCATTCGGCACTTGGTTAAAAGCGCCATTCGGCGCGGTAATCCCCGTCTTTCCGAGGCGTCAGCCCTAAAGCTAGGCGGTTGAGGTGGTGACTCACACAAAGCTATCCACCTCGCGGTCTCTAAGGCCGTTACAAATCCTCGTCCTTCTCAGTCAAGATGTCGTCAAGTATGTCTAAGGCTTCACCAAGCCCTTGATATGTGCCGACCATGCGGTGGTAGGACTCAATATTGATTGCGTAGCCGTCAGCAAGCGACAGCGCTAACTCTAAGCGCCGCTCTTTTAGCTTGCCGATCAGCTCGCTGACTGGGTTAGCGGCCACGGCCTGCTGCTTTACGCACAGGGATGCCGATGGCGATCGTCAAGCCCATGCCCTTCTTAGGCATACCGCCGTTTTTAAGGCTGGCAATCTTTGCACCCGTGGCTTTCATTGGCTGCAACGCGCCGCCCTTAGCGGGCAAGTTGGCCGCGCCGCCCTCGGCCATGACTGCGCCGCCTTTGGCGTACTTTTGAATGACAGACTTACCCTTTGCCATAGGCACCGACTCGCCCATGGCCATGCGTTTGTGCTGCGAGATTGCGTCAGACATTTTTAGCTCCTTTAAAAGCCGTGATTGTTGTTGCCAGTTTTACTGCCGCCAAAGCCATGCCAATCATGTTCTTTGGAGTTTGCTTTGCCGCCTGTTTTAAATCTATTCATTTTTGGGTCGGGGTTTTTATAATCTTCAGGTAAATCAATTCCGGATTTAAGATCAGGACTTTTGTATCCCTCAGGAAGATCACGCAAAAACCTAGTTGAACCCATCATTTCTACGTCTTTATCAGTTAGATTGCTACCCAAAGCTCGACGTGTCTTTTGCATTTGCTCGTATTTGAGATTGTTCAATTCAGAACGCATCAATTCTGCATCTTTATTAGTTGGATTGCTACCAAGATTAGGCATTTGGCACTCCTTGCTGAGGTTGAGATTGTTGTGCTGCCTGTTGCGCGGCTTGCGCTTGAAGCTGTTGCTGCTGTTGTGCTGCGAGTTGTTGACGTTGTGCCTCGTGCTGCTGCTCAAGCGTGAGCAGGTTGATGTCGTGCGTGAGCTCGGCTGCCTTGATCTGTTGGTCGGCGACGTTCTTCTCTTGCTTGGCCTGAGTATCTGCAGCCAATTTCTGGGCATCGAACTGTAGGCGAGCCTGATCATCTGCCGCCTTGCGTTGAGTCTCCGCCATCTGAGTCTGAACCAAGGCTTGCACTGACGGATCTGTCGGTGCCTGCTGCGCTTTAAGTTGCTGAATGGTCTGGATCATCTGCTGCATGATAGGCACCACGCCCGAGAACTGCTGCTGCGTGTCTTGGTGCACATGCTGCGAGCTCGCTGCGAGTAGCTTCTGAGCCTCTTGAATGATGGGCTGCACCTTCAAGATGTCAAACTGCTCGCCTAGCGCGTCGGACGCGTACTTGTCCATCGAGTTCAGGTACCAGAGCGTCAGGTGCTGCTTCAGGTGCTCAAGCATCGCGGGGATAAACACCGGTGCCATGATCGGGTTTGCGCCGTACATTGGGTCTTTTGCGTAGTCCAAGTGCACCTGCAGGTGTGCTAGATGCTCTTGCGCAGGAAACGCGCCCACGGGCTTGCCAAGCGTCATGGCGACGTTCTCAAGCGCGGGGTTCATCTCCTTAACGTCTTGCGGATCAGGTAGCACTTCATTGATATCAGGAAGTTTGATCTGCTTAAGAATGCGCTTTTCAACAGCCAGTCGATTGTATAGGTCTGGATTCGCCTGCGCGCGTGCGGCGAGGGCTTGAACTTGAGCATAGCGTTGGGACTCCGCGAAGATGTGTGGATCAGAGACGGGCACAACGTCAGAGTTCTTCTCAAAGTCCTTCGAGGTGACGCCCAGCTCTTGACTCATCTCGTCAGGATTGTCATCCAAGTACCAGCGGTTTAAGCGCCCGATGATCTTGAGCACCCGTGCTTGGCTTGTGTGCAGCCGTGCGTGGATGGCTGAGAACACTGCGGCGCCCTGCTCGATGAGCGCTTGGGTGGTGCCCACGGGGGCGTTGGAGGTGACGTCAGCAATCTTCTCTTCTGCTGTGGTCACTACACCCTTAGCCGCAGATGTGAGCCAGCCTAGAAGCTGGAACAGCACAGCAGACGGTTGATTGAACGGCATCGGCATGGCGATCTTGCGCACGTCGTCCACACCCGGCGCGCCCTCAATCTCGGTGACCTGTGTGGGCTCCACGACAATGCTCTGGCCAGACACCTTGCCGCCCTTGAGCTTGAGCATCGTGGGGGCGTTGTTTATATGAGCAGAGTCAAGCAGAGCCCGCAAAGCACCAGTCAGGGCGGCAGACAGACCGCCAATCAGGTGGGGCAAACCGACAGCATAGGCACCGCGCCAAGGGATGAACTTGAACTCAACAATCCAGTCGAGCTTGGCCATCAGCTCGTCGCCGTCTTCCCAGTTGCGGTACAGCCCCACGACCTCAGAGGACAGGTCATCGATCATCAGGATGTAGGGCGCACGCTCACCCTTGGACTTGGCGTCGTCCTCGAGCTCCATCCATGTGTAGATGTGAAACACTCGGCGCACGCCGTCAATGTTGTCTGACTCGCTCTTGCGACCCTCAATCTTGTTGTTTGCTTTTTCTGGCTTACTCTCCTCTGGCTCTTGGCTCGCACGGTAGACGTCCAAGTCAATGTAGAGCCCTGATGAGACTCTCGCCTCAAAGTCGTCCTGCGTGATGTCGTTGACCTCGGTCACGCGACTCGCGGTGTAGAAGTTCGCAGCGGCAAAGGGCAGGTACACGTTATCGATCGGCAAGAACTCGGCGCAGGGGCGCTTCTTGCTCTCGTCGTACCAGATCTTCATGTACTGGCTTCCACCCAAGGGCAACTGAGTGAGGAGCTGCTCTTCTTCGTCTCTGTACTCTTCGATCTTCTCGGTGAGCTGGTAGTTCATGTAGTCGCGCTTGCGCTCAGCAATCGTTGTCTTCTGCTCAGTCACCTCGCCGAGAATCTTCGAGCGCACGGGACCGTCTGGCGGAAAGAGCTCCTTGATCGCACGAGCCGCAAAGTCCACGCAGCCCTCGGCCATGATCGGGTGCACGACCTTTGAGGCACCCATGAACGACGCACCACCGGGGGCGTCCTGCCCGAGCCCTGTGCGGCGCAAGCCCTCCTCGTACTGCTTGTCACGACCCTCGCGGGCGTCCTTGTCCTTCTCAACGAGCTCAATGTACTTAAGCGCAACCTTAGACAGGTCATACGAGTCGATGCTATCGGCTAGGTTCTCGTAGAAGTCGGGCGAGTCATCAGGGCCGAGCGTGTCGTCCTCTAGGCGAACGATCGCTGAGCCGTCGTCTTGCTCCTCGACGTCAGCTTGCTTGAACAGGTCGACCTCGGCAACGTCCCCGAACTCGCTGCTTGCGAACTCGTTGTCACCCTGCGCCGCGGGGGCGATGAAGCGACCGAAGTCCTGAGGGATGGGCATTTCAGTAGCCATAGTTATTGCCTTTGTGTTAATTCATGACGCATTGCGTCTAGTGAGTCAGCAAAGGATACCTTGCCGCCCTTTGCCATGTGGATGCCTGTGCTGAACTCTTTGCGCATCGCGGGGGTGATGTCCATGTAGTGCAGGGGTTCGGCTACACCATCTGCATCAACGGTTGTTTTGCCTACGCCTGCGCCGTACTTCTTGCCAAATTTCTTGAGGTAGCCGGGATATATCTCGTCGTAGTACTTCTTCATGCCCTTGCCGCCAACGACAAGGTCAAGGCCTGTGAGCGATTTATACGAATCAAATCCGTACTCTTCTGCCAAACCAACATCGATGGGAACCGAGTCCTTACCCTGACCCTTAGCCATTTTCTCCCCAATTTCTTTGCCAACAAGGTCAAAAAGCTCGTTTTGCTTAAGGTATTCCCTTGCAACGACTTCGCGACCGTTTTTGATGGCCGACAAGCCATAAGTGCCGTCGGAGTTCTTGTGGTAGTCAAGACGATCGACGTGGTTGCCCAGACCAAACCGCTCGGTTACACGTGAACCCGTGGGCAGCGCCACGCGGTCGTAGCCGCCATCAATCGCGTCCTTGATGGCGCGCCTCAGCGCAAGCTGGTAGTAGTCGTCCTTGTAGGGGGCTTGGGGCACCTGCTTCTTTTTCAGCTCCTCCACGACCTTTGCTATTGTCTGTGCCTCGTCGCCCTTTGACTTACCCGCCCAGACTTCTTCACCCCGGGCGTCGTACACGGCAACCTCTTCAGGCTTGGTAACGTAGAGGCGTTCGACCGTCCAGCCGTTGGTGTCAATCTCGTCACCCTTGTAGCCGCGCTCACGTCCTGCCTGATGCCAGTCGGACTGCACCTCATCGACAAGCAGCGTCTTCTTGCCGTCAGTGACACGGTCGCTCATGCGCAGGTGGACGAGCACGTTGGGGTCTTCCCAGTGGCTTGACCTAAACTGATTTGCGCGTGCGTCTTTTGCAATACGGTCTTGCTCTTGACGCATGTAATCTTCGCGCTCACGACGCAGCGTAGTTCTTTCACCCTGCAACCTGCCAAACTCTTCGCGGTTACCCTCGGCCTTTAACTGCGCCATGCGGGCGTCTAAGTCATCGAGCTCGGCCTGCTTGGGGAAATCTGGCGTGCGGTTCTGTGGCTGGCGCTTTAGCTGCTCGATCTCGCGCTCAAGATTGATGGCTCGTGATCTTGCTAATTGCGCCATATCGAGCCTACCGGCTTCCTCGTAATCTTTGGTCATTCTTTTAAGTGCGTCAAGGCTCTGATCTTTGTGATTCATATCCGCGCGCTTGCCGCTTGGCAGGTTCAGGGTAATTTCGCGGTAGTTCTCGCCACCGGGCAGCGACCACTGCGCCCACTTCAGGTCGTTAGGCAACATGGCGTCGGAAACGACTAATTCCTCGAGGTACTTCTTGGCGGCGTCCTCGTTTTTAAACGGGGTGCTTAACGTAATGTTGTTAGAATCGGTGATGTACGTCTTACCGTAATCGTTTGAAATTGTGTACTGCCTTGGCAAGTTCTCGGTGACTGTCTCGCCCTTTTCATTTTCGCCCCACACCACGCTTTCTTTTTTGTAGGTCCTGTCGCCCAGTTGTAGCTTGTTGTTGGCGATGTAGCCCTGCACCTCGGCGGCCGTGACGTTGGGCTTGCCCTTCAGGAACGTGTCTAGCCCCATGTTGCTGATCTCTTCAGAGCTTACGTTCTCGCCCTTTAATATGTCATTTAGCAACGCCTGACCGCTGCCCGACTGGCGCTGCAGGTTCAGTGCTGCCGCCTCGGTCGGCGAGTAGAACCCCTGCGCGTTGGCGGGGGCGAGCGCCTTGGCTGGCTTGGGCGCTGATGGCTCGGCCATGAATGCGTTGGGGGCGACCATGCCGGGCATCTGGCCGCGGCCGTAGAGCTCGGCGGCCATCTCGGCCGTGGTCTTGGCAAACGGTGCAACGGCCTTGGCACCCACTTGTGCAAGCTTCTTGGCACCCCTGACGACTGGTGTTGCAAAGCCTGCGATGTCCAGCGCCCGCGGGTCGAGCAGCGGCTCGGTGCCTGTGCTGAGCTTGCGCCAGTCCTTGTCGATGACACCGCGCACGGGGTTGTCCTCGTCGGTCTCGCGCGCGGTGCCCGTGTAGTCCTGCAACGCGGTGCCGGCGCTCTTGAGCGTCGAAGCCAGAATCAGATCCGCGAGGAAGTGCTTGACTGGATGTTTTTCGGCAGTCGGCGCAATCGCCTCGCTCACGAACTTGCCGGCCTGATCCATGTAGCCACCCATCGTGCCGATAAAGTCTTGCACTGGGCTGCGCGGTGTCGCCTGCATGACCGGGCTGGTTGGGTTCTGGGCTTGCGCGAGCTCGAAGCGCATACGATCCAGCTCTGACTGACTGACCTCACCGCCCTCTGCTTTGCTTGGCACGGAGTAGTAGCGGTCACCGTGCTTGACGATCTTTGAGCCGCGCGCTGTTTCAGCCTCGACAGCCTTGCCCCACGTTGGATGCTGTGCGCCCTTGAGCATGACATAGATGTCTTCGGGTAAGCCGTGCAGGGTGCGCTCGTCCTTGGATGTGGGTGCGACCGAGCCCCAGTGACCGTTGTCCCCTTGTCCCATGCCGTAAGCGCGAGCCGTCTGGTAGTCGTAGTCAGAGCCCTGTGGGTTGAACACGCCACCGCCGTCTGCAAAGCCAAGGGATTTCTTGGCGCGTTGTAGCAGGGTCTGGTTGTTTGGCACGAAGGTGCCCGTGTCGGGGGTGATGCTGTTCACGCCCGGCATCGCGTTGGCGTAGTAGTCGCGCTGCTCGGTGTTGGTGGGGAACAGCGCACGACCCTCGGGCGAGTTGATGAAGTCCCCACCCGCAGCGTTGACCTCATGCGCTCGAGCGTTGACGTTTGCCCAGAGCTCCGTCATGTTGGCGACGTTGGTTGAGGGGAACACGCTTGACTTCATGTCCGCGGGCAGCCCCCGCGCACGCGCAAAAGCCTGTGTGTTGTTCTCAAGGTTCGGGTTCGCCCCCTTGCCCAGTTGCAGCGTGTGTGTCAATTCATGCGGGATCGTGTTCGCAACTTGTTCAAGGCGTTGGATGACGACTTTGTTCGGTTCCGACTTGGAAACGTAGCCCGCCTCGCGGGTGAACGGGTTTAGCTCAAACTGCAACTGCGAATCCAAGTACGGGTTAAGCGACTCAAGGTAACGCGCGGGGTCGGGCGTGGCGTTGGCGGCTTGGAGCAGGCGCATGGCGTATATGTTCTCGGGCGTAAACTTGCGGCGGTCAAAAGCCCCGCCCTGCGCAATCCGCTCGTACTCCTCTTGATTGCCACCAATGTCAGCGAGCAACCTCCGCACGCTTGCGAATGAGGTGGCTTGGGCTTTGGGCTGGGGCTTGAGGTTCATGATGTCGTCCTTGCTCGCCTTGCCGCCCTTGTCCATGTCTACTTCGCCGCCGTCCTTAAACTTCGGCAACTTCAGGTACTCCATCGCCGAGGTCAAGTCGTCGGCCGGGAACGCGCCGCTCTTCAAGCCCTTGTGGTAGTCCTCAACGCGGCGAATCATCTCGTCGGTGACAAGCTCCGAGATGTTCTCGTTGCGACTGCCCAGCGCCTTAGTGCTCATGTCAGCAATCTGATTGTTGGTGACCGGACCCAGCTTCCACGTCGGTGCCAGCGATCTGGCGCGTATCTCCTGCGCAATCGGAGTGAACGCGTCGTTTAGCAGGATGGGTACTGGCGTGTTGGGGATTGAGCCCCCGTAGGTTCCGCTGAAGTCGTGCGAGTACGTGCTGTTGTTGGAACGTCGCAATACTGCGCCGGGTTGCACGTCGATCAGAGTGTGCCCTGCGTAGAAAGGCGACACACCCAGCAGGTTTGGGTCGCGAAACGCGGCCAGCGCGTCCAACGGATTGATACCTGTCAGTTCCTGCCACCGCTTGCCGGTCTGCATTTTGAGCAGGAAGGCCTTTCGAAATTCTGGGTTCTCTTTAATGTACTGGTCGACTGCGGGGTCGTCAAAGTTGGGGGCGTTGGCAAACGGTTTCTTACCCTTTACTGTTGTATCCCGCAGCACGTCGGAGATGTCTTGGAAGTCCTTGTTGGTTGCGTTAGCGTTAAAAAACTTGCGGTATAGATCGGTCACTGGGGTTGCGAAGTTGACCGAGGTGTCACCCATCGTGAAGGGCGAGGCAATCACTTCGCCTGTGCCGCCTCGGGCTGCGCCCTCACGCGACGCGATGTCAAATCGCTTCTGCACGCGCTTAGCAATGTCCTCGTTGGATGCGCCCCCGATCTGCTGCTTGATGTGCTCCAAGTCGCGCGCGTAAGCTTGGCCGCCGTGGCTGATCACTTCGCCGGGCACCTTCAAGCCCGACACCTCCATGATCTGCTGGTTGCGGTGCATCACGTCCCACGGGTTGACGTTAAGCATCGCGCCCAGTTTGGTTTCAAGGTTGACGGGCTGCACGGGTGCGAGGCCGCCTAAGTCCTTGATCTTAAAATCCGGTACGTGCGAGGCTGCCCCGGTCGCTACTTTACGTAAGCCGCCGCCGGCCATGTGGGCGATGCCACCCGCGGCCATCGGCTGTGGCTTCTGGCTCATCAGCGCGTACTTGGCTAGGTCGAGGTCGAGCAGTCGTGCAGCCTGCGGGTCGCGCACGGTGTTCTTGATGGCCTCCTCGGGCACCGAGTCAACCATGCCGCCGTCGGCGTACTTGAAGTCGTCCTTCTTGCCGTACACGGGGTTTTTGACCAGCACGAGCGGGCCGACCTGCAGCGCCTCGTCGGCGCTCGTGACAGGCTCCATGGTCGCGCGGTCGTAGAAGTACGAGTGCCGCTCGGGGTCCATGCCCACCTGACGCCACTCGGAGCTCTTCAAGTACTCGCGGGCGCGCTCGACGGCCTCCTGCTCACTCAGTTTGTTCCAGTCGCCCTTGATCGTCGCGATCGTGCCCTTGGGCTTGCCGCTCGCGATGGCCAGCGCGGCCTTCTCGTGCATGCCGAACTGGGGATTGAGCACGCTTGCCACGCTCTCGTGGCCGATGCTCTTGCCTGCGGCAAAGCCGGCTTCCTGCTCGTGCACGGTTGGCACCCAGACGCCGTGGTTGCTGTACGACGGGATGTCGAGGCGCAGTCCGACCGGGTGGCCTTGCTCAAGCGTCTGCGACGGCACGCCGTAGCGCTCGCGCTTGTCGGCCGTGAGTGCTCCGGTGGCCTCCTCGCGCGTGGCAGGCGTGGGCACTGTGGCGTATGGCGTGACGGGCTTGTGCTGGTTGACCAGCGCGTCGTACTCGGCCGCAGAGAGCTCGCCATCGATGAGCTTATTGGCCGCCTTTTGCAGCTCTGTTGTGCGCTGAGTCACGTCCTTGAAATGCATGTCGATGCGGCTGGCGACGGGCTTGGCGACCTTCTTGACTAGGCTGCCGCCGGCCATGTGCACAGCGCCGCCGTTGTTGTAGTCGCGCATCGCGCGCATCAAGTCGTTGTGTGTAGTCTCTGTGTTGCCGATCTTGTCCCAGACGGCGTGGTGCCCGAGGTGCTGGTAGAAAGGGTCGAGGCTAGGGTCAAGCCCCAGCGCCATCGCCTCTTGGCGTGCGCTCAGGCGATCGACGAGCTCGCGCCCGCCTGTGCCGCCCCCTCTCTGTTGAATTGAGCCCAGCCCGACTGGGGGCGTGGTGCCGTGCAGGTTGAGCTGGCGCGCGTCCAGCGTGGGCACGTCGCCCCGGCCGAGCAGCGAGCCAACGAAGCCTGACTTGGCGGCCGCGATGCCGTGCAGTTGGTCGGTGTAGTCACGCCAGTCACCCAGCGCGCCTGTCACGCGGGCGTTGAGGTCTGGTGCCATGCCGGGTAGGTTCTGCGCCGCCCACTCCATCTTGGCCACCTGATCGTTCTGCTTGCCGAAGGGCGCAAACGCCGCTTGGATGTCCTTGAGCGCCTTTGAGTCGAGCTCGCCGCGCTCTGCCATGTCGAGGTAGCGCTGGCCTAAGGGCGAGCCCAGCCACTCGGCAAACGCACCCTCCGGGCGCACTTCGCCCCCGGTGTCGGGCAGCTTTAGGCCGCGCTTGGTCGCCGTCGCGTGCGACAGGCCACCGCGCCCGATCGATGACTGGGTGATGGTGTAGGCCTTAATGAGGTCGCGGGCGTTCAAGTCGCCGGCCTCGGCGCGCTTGAGCTGGTCGGCCATGAAGCCGCCGTAGCCGCCCTGAATGTAGTCGGGCACCTCCTTGAGCTTAAGTTCCTTGTCGACGTCAGCAAGCGCCCGCCACTTCCAGTCCTCCACCTTGGTGGTGATCGGATCGATAAAGCCCTTGACTGCTCGTTTGATACGGCTCATGGATTACCTATGCGGCGTAAGGGTTGTCGCGCTTGGGTCGGTCGTCGGCGTAGTATAGGTCAGGGTCGGCGACCGGGTCAATGTTCACGAAGCCCATGTCGCGCAGCACCCTGAGCGCCTGACTGAGCGCGTCGACGTAGTCGTCGTGGCGGCTGTCGGGGAAGCTGCAGACTTGGCTCAGGAACGGGTCGCACCAGTCGCGCGCGCAGCCCGGGTTGACTGTCGACTCGGGCAGGTAGACGCGGCCGCGCGCAATCAGCGGGCTCACGATGTTTAAGCGCATGGTCTTGTCGGCGTTGCCCGGGTTGTAGCTGCGCACGGGCAGCCCGGCGCGCTGTAAGTCCTGCAGCAGCACGATGCCGGCCGACTTGTCCTCGATCAGGATGAGGTCGACCTTCTTGCCGTTGCCGAATTCATTCTCGTCGCCGTAGATCTCCTCGCTCTCCGAGATCACCTTGGGGCGCAGCTCGGGGTACTGAATGCGCTCGCTCCAGCAGTCGATCAGCATGACGCTCATGCCCTTGTCCTCGGATGGCTTGAACACGCCAAGCACCACACATGCCGTGGGGTCAGCGGCCGTGCGGGTGCTGGTCGCGCAATCGTAGCTCTGGACCACGTACTCGAACTGGGGCAGGGGCTTCTCGGCACCCCAGAGCTTAAACCACGCGCGCTTAACGATGCCGGTGTCCTCGCTCGAGAGGATCGAGGCGTGGATCTCTTGGTCGCCCAGACGCGTGCCCTCGTACTGCAGGATCTTGTCGCGAAAGCTGGGGGCGAGGTTGTCAATGTTGGCGTAGGTGCTGGCCGTGGTCAGGTACACGTCCTCGCCGTCGCGGTCAGCCAGCGACACGATCAAGTCCTTGGGGCGCGGCGTGGTGGACGCGATGATCATCGTGCGCTTGCCCAGCCGCACACCAAACTGGATCTGATCCCACGCGTCGTCAAGGTACTCCCACGCGGCGAGCTCGTCTAACCACGCGCCGTGGAACTGCGGCCCGCGGAACCGCTCGGGCTCTGAGGCCGGTATACCCTTGATCAGGCTGCCGTTGGTCAGGACGATCTCAGACAGGCTCTTGTTGTAGTCGGCCAGCAGCACCTTAGGCATCACGTTTAAGATGCCGCTATCGCCCTCAAAGCAGGTCGCACGCACGTCGCCTGATGTGGGGGCGGAGACCAGCCAGCGCGTGCCGGGCTGCGTCCACGCCCACCACCAGACCTGCTCGGCCGCGGTGCGCGTCTTGCCCGCGCCCCGGCCGGCAAGCAGCAGCCAGATCGACCACCAATTGCCGGCCGGCAGGATCTGGTGCGCGTGCGCCTTCTTGAGCCACGCGACGCGCGCCTCGAAGGCCACCCGGTGTTCAGGCGGGTAAGCGGCGTACTCGCGCTGGAACGCGGGGTCTAATAGCTTCTTGGCCAGCCTACTTGTCATCTTGACGCTCGGTCTGCAGGCCCTCGGCCAGCGCGATCAGCGTCTCGGGTGTGAAGGCCAGCGCCAGCGGGTTCTCGGCCTCGCCGGCCAGTATCTGGCGCTCGCCGTAGCGCTTGGGGCACCAGCTCTTGAGCAGGCGCAGTCTGAGCTCGACGCGATTCTTTTGCCACTGGACGAACGCGCTGTCGCGCCGCCCGCCCCCTTCGCCTGTGATTCTTTCGGGTTCCTCGTCGATGATTCTGATGGTGTCCTCGGCCAAAACATCGAAGCCTGCGTCTCTCGCGCGCGCGTACATTTCACCGAACTCGGGCAGGTCGGTCACCCAGCACTGCACGGTCGTGCGCTTTGGCATGTTTGGCGACTGCAGAATGCTCACCAAAGTCTCACCCATCGCGATGCGCTCGCAGATGTGCGACGCGAGCTCTTGCGTGTACAGACTCCCTGATCCCTTAGGCCTTCCCATAGCTAACCCCCCGTTATTCTCGCGATTTTATACCACTGTTGTATTTTTGCATTAGGGTTTCCGATAATAAAATAATGGGTTGACAATGTAAACAGAACGGGATTACTGTAGAGGCTCAGTACAAAACACGACAAACACGGAGATCTAAATGCGCAAAAATCACCTACAACACACCGTCCACGGTGGCCCAGCTTGCCAACGCGGTCGCACGGGCGGCTCGTTACGCGGCGAGCACT